AGCGTGAGGGAGAGTGAGAAAAAACGGGAAAGCGTGGGAAAAGTATGACAAGATAGTTCGTAGACAGCGGCAAGCACTGCATGAGTCACTCGATAAGTCGCTCGATAACGATGGCGATAAGGTATGACAAAATAGTTCGTAGACAGCAATAAGCACGGCATGAGTCGCTCGATAACGATGATGATACACAGAGTAGGGATCACTCGATAAGTCACTCTACAATGATAGCGATAAGGTATGACAAAATAGTCTACAGACAGCAACAAGCACAACATGAGTCACTTGATAAGTCGCTCTATAACGATGGCGATAGGCAAAGTAGGGATCACTCGATAAGTCGTTCCGAAACAATAGCGATAAGGTATGAGTCACTCTACAATAACTACGATAAGGTATGACAAAAGGTTTCGTTAACAGTAATCCTGAAATAATGATGGCATAATTATTTGTATGTAGATCTGTGTATGATAGTCGATGATAGTATGTTGTCTACTAACAACCTAACCAAATAGTCAATAACAAGGTATGACAAAAGGTTTCATCAACAGTAATCCTGAAATAATGATAGCATAATTATTTGTATGTAGATCTGTGTATGATAGTCGATGACAGTATGTTATCTACTAATGATCTAACCAAATAGTCAATAACAAGATATGACAAAAGGTTTCATTAATAATTATACCATTATTCATATAATAGTCGATAATGCTATAACCAGACTGCCACAAAGCTATACAAATAAGATCTAATACTACAACTAAACTATTGCAAAACTATGCACAAACCACAAAATATAAAAGTAGCCATATAGCATCTCGAACAAGAGCTTTATATTGACAAACTCAAAATAACGTCAAAATAAACCCCAAAATATAAAAGTAGCCATATAGCACTTCGAACAAGAGCTTTATATTGACAAACTCAAAAAGTAGCCATATAACACTTTTATATTAAGGGGTTTGAAAACCTAAAAATATAAAACTACTCTTCTATAAGAACTTTCCTATAGATACACTCAAGATCAAGTCGGATGATGTCGTCCATAGCTTGATTTTCTCTCCGTCTAATCTCTGCTTCAGTCCAATCATCAGAGAACCCCGATACACGATTCAAATAAGCATCTGTTCCATAACCATGATCTAAATCAAATTGTTCCCACTGATCACGTTCGTCAACAGGATGAAAAGGATTATCGATAGTAGTTAACTTGTATAAAGGAGGTGTGACAATTTTCTCATCGTCCATTTTGCACCTCCTATTCACCATCTATAGCACGCTTAACAGTGCTAACAGATACACCAAGAGCCGAAGCAACCTCTTCCCAAGTATACCCACGATCAAGCATCGTCTCAGCTCGTTGACGCTTTGCTGTAGACAAGCCTGTTGTAGTCTTAGGCATAGCTCGTTCACGAAGTTTGTCGATATCGGTATTAAGGAGAATCTCTTGTACTTTAGAATCTGATATAGCTCCAGCTTGAATCGCTTCCCATTCACGATCACTAATCGGAACAGAAATCTTCTTAGCTCCAGTAACAGCTCTTGCATACTCCAATGCTCTAGATTTAGCCTTCTTCACATCATCAGAATCGTATTCTGGATGAGCATCTAGTTCAACTCTAACTGTAGAATTGGCTAATGCTTGAGCTTTACGTTCTTTAGGAGCATTCATCTTAGCTATGGTCAAGCTATCATCAAGTGATTGTATTTCGTCAGCGTATGTGTTTCTAGCAGAACGAACCCATTCAGATTTTGGTGTTGAGCGCATCTCTTTTCGTGCTTCGTTTGCCAATTTCTTCATATGATCTGCGTAATCTGCATAATACTTCTCAATAACAGTTCCAGGATTCTCTTTTGATCCACCAGAAGTCAACTTATAAGGATCTTTTGTATCACGCATCTGATTCGATTTTGTAGTTACTGGTTTTCCACTCCATGTAACGTTACCAGTAGGACGGTATACTTTTTCTCCAGCATACCATTGCTTCTTTTCGGCAGGTGTCATTTTACTGACACTTGTTATTTCTTTCATCTCAACTGGATGCGTTTGACTCTTAGCTCTAGAAACAATAGTTCCAGCGCCACCTGTACCATTCGCCTGTTGGTATTTCTTCTTAAGTTCGCTTATGCCAAGTTCCGCCTGAGCACGCTTATAGTCTAGCTTATGCTTTGGAGCATCGATAACTACCATTGAATACTTAACTGCTTTAGTAAGGTCTTCTGGATTAGCACCTTTAATCGTCATATCAGTAATCAGATTTGTGATTTCTCCCATATGACGACCTTTAGACTTATCACTCATTAACTTTTTGGCTGGAAGACCATCACCAGGATAAGCTTCTTTTGGATCAAACGTTCTAAGAGTTCCTAAAGTCTTCTTAAGAATTGGATTGCTGTCTATCTCTTTAGGACTAAGATTCTTTATTTTAGCACTCTTTAATGGCATAGCGATAACTGTATCACCATCAAAATCTGCTCCAGATAGAATACCAGCATTTTTAGAATTAATACCAATAGCATCCCTAGCAATACCCATCATAGATTTGGCTTGCTTATTATTGTTATTAACTTTAAGAATAGGTATCTCGAATACGCCACCATGAGGATGCCTCACTAAAGCTATATACTCACCATTTTTGTAAGTAGGAGCATAAACTTCATCATCTTTCAACGAAGGAACAGGTAGAATAACTTTAGAAGCTTGTCTCGGGAGTGCCGCTGCTTTAAGATGAACAGCATCACTGTCACAACTATCAGCAAATTTCTCTAACAAATATCGCTTTATAGTATTGTTTGTTAGCGACTTAATATCTGATAATTCAGCATCAGCATTATCTTTAGCCATTTTTAGCTGTCTTTGAGCTAATGAAGGAGATTGCTTAGATAGGAACTGAGAAGACAAAGTCTTACTCCATTTGTCCCAATGCCCTTCTTCATTAACTATATTTAAAGCTCCTCTTTGTAAGCCAGGTCGAATAGCTGCTCCAAACGGATTCTTCTCATTTGAAGGATCTTTCATGGGCTTAAGAACTTCTTTTCCTCCATCTTGTGATATAAGAGGAGTTCCTCTATGTTTGTTAGTGTTAAATCGAATATCGATACCATCAGGAAGATCGTCAGCATAAACGGCCATACCTTTGAGGTAATGGGTTCCGTCGACTGCTATTCGTACTTGTGCGTATTTCGATTTACCTAGATCAAGGTCTTTAACACCTCGTCTAAGCTCTATAACACCGTCTTTGTCTATACCATAGCTTCCGTCAGGATTCTTGTCTTCTGCATAGGCTACTTGAATTCTTTTCGACTTCACATTCTGAACAGGACGCAAAGTTACTTTTTCTCCATCAGAAGTTAGCTTTACATCAACCGGAGGACGTATTTGGTCAGAATTATCGAATATCTCTTTTCTAGTAACATCTGGTTGAGTCAACAATTTGAAAGGAGTATTACCTTGACCAAATTGTTGTTTGATTGGTATGCTTTGAATCTTGTATCCTTCTGCTTCTAACTGTTTAAGAGCAGCATCAAACTTAGTTCTAGATACACCAACTAATAACTCAGAACCTTTACCAACATCGATGTAGCCACCATTAGACAAACTAGATTTAAGAAGCTCAACAGTATCATCAATAGCTTTAGCTTTAGCAGTAGCATCTTTCTCAAGAAGTCTGTCAATTCTTCCAGTAGAACAATCTAATTCATTAGCTATCGCCTGCTTAGACCATCCTTTGGCTAATAACTTTCTAGCAGTGAAATAATCTTCACGATCAACACTAGCTTTAGCTAAAGTGATTTCTTTTCTGTAATCACGTGTGGACATACCAAAATATCGTGCTAATTCTTTTGGATCTGTGACACCTTTAGCTCTCAATTGAAGAACACGATTTCTAAAGTCTCTGTAGTTTTGGTTTGGATTCTCGCCAGAACCGTATGGGTATCGACCAGAACCAACAGGAGCACCGTCTAAAATAGAACGTCCAACGTGTTCTAAATAAGACTCCTCATCTATGATGTACATTTCTTATCCTTTCGGTATGGATCGTATAATATTATCAAACGCGATAATACGATCCATAACTTCCCAGATTTCTTCTGGTTCAGGATCGCAAGCTAGAACTTCTCCGTTTTGATAAATTCGCAAATGAATCGAAATATCGGACGGATTGACATTGTACTCTAAACAAAACAAGCCAACGTATACGTATAGCTGTTTCATAGACGCTTTAGTCTTGCCTGTTTTCAAATCATATATCCTAAGTTGTTTTCCATCAAACGAGATTGCATCTGCTGTACCAAAGGCATTTATAGAATAATATAAAACTACTTCAGGTTGCATATTGTCAGCGATACAATCATTGACATACATGTTTATTGTATCATCATTATCAAATAATCGTATGCCGAAGCGTATTGCATCACACGCAAACTGATGAAGAAGAGTTCCTCTGAGTTTAGCTTGTTCATTGTTGTAAACAGCTATCAAACGTTCTTCATCATAGTTCAACCAATGATACTTACTTGCACTGAGAAATGCATGTTTTCCTTCAAGTTCAAAATGTCTATTAAACTTGAAAGACCCGTCTAAGTTCATCAAGTACCACCTCTTTGTTTTCGGGGAATATAAAACTAGAATATGACATATCGTTCATCATATTCACATAATAATCTTGGTTAGGTCGATGATGAGCTTTTTCTGATTTCTTGCACTCCAAAGAAGCCCATTTATTTTCGTAAAGAATTAAAAGATCTGGAATACCTTGTATGTCATTCGGATCTAGTTGAGTAACAATACAACCAGGAAACAGGTATTCTAAATCTTTTTTTAATTCTTTCTTAAACTTTCCTTCTGGAGTCATGACCAATCCTTTCTTCATAAGAAAATATAAAAGAAAGGATAAATCAAAAACAATAATGTGTGACGGATTCGAACCCTCACTTTCGCAATGCGCGTTTTACCATTTAAACTAACACATTATTGAGATTGAATATGTCTGTCTAAGAGCAGGTCTAGTTAACTGCAATTGAAACTTAGACGAGACACACCCCCTCTTATCTATTAAATGGCGTGTAAAATATAGGGATTCTAAATACTAAAATGATAATCCACAAAAAGCTCTCTCGTTGAAACGCTTCTTGCTCTTAAGAGCCTTTCGTATAGCTATGTCTATTCTCGAATCTGATATTAAATGATAATAATACAAATCTATGAAAGGTGTATTCATTCTATTAATTCGTCCAGAAGCTTGCTCCATTATTTTGTAAGAATAGTTTTGTGAAAAATATAAAATCGTA